GTGAAACCACAACTACAACTCAAGCATTTCGTTACCCGGTAGGAACTTGGACAGAATTACAGGCAAGGACACATTGTAGAGAAAATAAAGGAACTTTTGAGGCAGCAAGTAAGGAGAAAGTAAAAGAAGCAGCAGAGAGATTAAAAAAAGCAATACCGAAAAAGTAAAAATCTTGACATATAAAAAATATTATTATATAATTAATATGTATATATAGGAGTAGAATATGGAAACGATAAAGCAAATACATATTACCGATTTACCTTTTAAAATAAATAAGGTAGGATTTCATGTTAATGACATTCTTACAACAAGATTAAAAGAAGAAAAAAACATATTAGAATTCGCACTTGCACATTGGGAATATTTCGAAACAAAAGAAAAAGCACAGGACAGAATAAAAGAGTTAGGAAACAGGATTTTGTATTTAACTAAATGTAAAGATTCTGGAATTTATAATAAATAATCTTTGAAAATTAAATAGAATAAGTAGAGCCCCTTAGAGAGCCAATTTAAGAAGATTTTTAATCGAATCTTCTTAGGCTGGCTCTTTTTTTTGTTTTAAGGAGGGAATATGAACGATATAAAAATAATAGATGATTGGTATACAGAATTAATTAATGATTTAAGAAAATTAGAATTTATGATATAGAGAATTTTAACAAAGAAGTTTTATCATTTTCAAATAATAAATATGGTTTCGTGGCTGAATAACCCCCGCTTCGGGGTAAAGCACCTGCCTAAAGGGAGATGGTCAAATGACTGAGGACTTTAGGTTAAGCGTTGTTGCAAAACACGTAAGGGGTAATTTCTCGTAACCCTTCATCTATTTGATGTGTAGAGCCTTGAAATTTGTAGGATATGCAATAATTCCTACCGAGACCATTTCAATTTAGTAATTTATTATGAATCTAAAAAATAAAAAATATAAAGGAGATAATTAAAATGGAAGAAGCATTACTACTCAAAATTAAGAAGGCATTAAAAGATGCCGGCTTATCCGAGGCGTTAGCGGAAAACATAAAAATAACTAATGAATCAGAAATTGAAGCGGAAATAGAAAAGTTAAAAGGTAAGGTGGAACTTACTCCAGAACAGCTGGAAGCAGCAATTAAAGAAGCTGGATTGGAAGATAGTTTCAAAAAATACTTACAAAGTGAAGCAGACAGAAGGGTATCGCAGGCAATATTGACTCACGACCTTAAACTCAAAAAAGAAGCTGAGGAAGCGGAAGCGAAAAGGAAAGCTGATGAAGAAAAGAATAAAAAGCAAGCAGATATGAGCGATACTGAAAAAACCATAGCTAACTTAACCGAGCAAATCGGAAACCTGACTAATATGGTAAAAGGTCTCGGCGAAACAACTGTTAAGGCAAAAAGAGAAACTTTAATAAAAGACTCTTTGAAAAAAGCAGGCTTAAGTGAGGGATTCTCTAAATATATTACAGTTGAGAAAGATGAGGACATTGAGGGAAGTGTCAAGAACTTAAAGGACGAAGTTCTCGGACTTAAACAAGCCGAAATTGATAAGAAATTAAAAGAAGATGGTGGAGCACCTGCAAAAGGTGAAGCGGCTGGAAGCATAGCGGAAGAAGAAGCAAAGAAATTTGCACAAGAGAGAAATAAAGGATCTGCTTCACAACCTTTTCAGGGTTTCGACGAGAAAGAGATTGTAGAAGGCAAAGAAATTAAAAGTAAATAATATTAAATGAGGTGAAATAAACATGAGTTTACAAGTATTAAAAGAATCTGGGTCTGTATATGACCCTGTATTTCTAAAAATATTAGAAGATATTCCTGGCGGAGTGACTGTAAAAACAGATAGATTCCCGACTGCTACTAAAGAAATTAAAAAAGGAGCTTTGTTAAATGCTGACGCTACTACTGCTGGATTGTATAACGTAATCAAATCAGTGAGATTAACAGCAGATGGGGATTCCAACGTTACTATTTTAGCGGTTGAACCTGCTGATCATCTATTTAAAGTTGGAGAGTTTATTCAACTGTATGGAGGGACAACGGGTACTATTGTTGCAGTATTACCTGCGACCATAACAATCGAATCAGCATTAGCACATACAGATATCCCATCGGGATCAATTCTGGAAGAAGTAGCTGCTGCTGTTTTGACCGGTTCTGCACCCCTTTATGCGGCTTCTGCTATTCTGAGAGATACCGTAGAAGTCAGAAGGGACGGAGTAACTACTTTACTGGATAACTTATTCGCAGGGGCTGTCGTAAGAGGTACGGTAGATGAATCAGAATTACCATATTTTGTGACAGATGCCGACAAGACCGCCTTGACTGCAAGAATAAGGTTCGCTTAAAAAATTAAAGATAAATAATTAAATAATATAAATGAGGTGAAATAAATAATGGAATATTCATTATTAGCAAAAGAATTAAATAAGAAAAATTTACAGTCCTATCTTAATGAGCGGGTATTTGATAAGCTATATTGGCCAACCTTTTTTCCTCTCAAGTCCACACCTTACCTTTCGTACGAAACACTTATTGGAAGCAAAGGAAATCGAGTAGCTGCCGATGTAGTCGCTTACGATGTATCTGCACCACTCAAGACTAGAAAGACTGTAAGTAAATTAAGTGGAGAAATCCCTTCTATTAGAATGAAAAAGAAAATGACAGAAGCGGATTTGAATACTTATAATATTTTGAAAGCAATGGCTAAACCAGAACAAAATGCTTTACTCGATCTTATATTTGGAGATGTGGATGCTTGTGTAGAAGGTGCAAATGCCAGACTGGAATGGATAGTATTTCAGGCATTATCCAAGGGGCAAATAACCCTTTCAAAAACTACCAATGCTGGTGGAGTAATAACTGAAGAGTCTATCGATTTTGGTTTGCCATCTCAAGCTATTGGAAATAAGAACGTAGCTTCTGTTGTTTGGACTGCAGCAACAAATACCACAAAACCTATTACAGATATAGAAGCGGTCATGGTTGTTGCTGGTACTCTTGGAATAAAACCACGATATATCCTAATGAATAGGACTAAATGGGCAGAATTTAGAGCATCAGATGAAACCAAAGACTTCGTAGCTCCTTATGCTCTTTATGGTGGAACACGGAAAAAGAGATCCCCAAATCTTACAGTAGCTAATGAAGCACTTGAGAGTGAAGGTCTACCAACTATAATTATAGTAGATACCAGAATAAGTTATGAGGATGTAAATCATACAATCACATCCGTTGATCCGTGGTTAGATGCTGCTGGAGCAGACAGATTTGTAACATTTTTAGAAGACTTAAAGTGTGGATATATGCTTCATGGTCCTATTGCAGAAGAAACTAATCCTCCAAAGCAAGTAATCCAAGCTAAGAAGGGACCAATCTTAATCAGTAAATGGTCTGATGTTGACCCTGTAGCTGAATATACAAAAGGCGAATTAAACGCATTTCCGAGCTGGCCAACTATTGACAGGATGCTTTCTCTCGACACCGAGCATGCAACCACTTGGAACGGATAAGGAGTATAGTAAATGACTAATAAAGAAGCTCTACAAAGTTTAACAGAATATAGTAATAATAATCTGTTAGAGAAACTTCTTTTAGACAGAGGCGTTGCGACAGGTGGAACTTATGCGGCAGCTAACGCTAAAGAAATAGATTTAGCTGCCGCTTCTCTCTATTTTACCCTGGCGGCACATCCCGAATTAAGAGAAGGAGCTTTTTCAGTTAAATATAGTGGAGCACAGCTAATCGCAATGGCAAAAAGAATCTTACAGAAATACGGTGAAGACAAAGCAACAGTTAATGGAGTAGCAATATGGTAATAGAAAGATATCCACATACAGCGACTATAAGCTATTATGGTGCCGGGACTATTAATTCAATCGGGATATATACCCCCGGAACTTTGATAACTATAGGAATTGTCTGTAATATCCAACCGAATTCAACTAAATATATCATAGGAGAATCGGGAAATATGATCGGATATAATTGGTACGTCATGTCTCCACTTTTTACCGGCGTCAATAGTGTTCCCGATGATGCAAAATTAACCTTTTTTAATAAAGAACATGTGATTTTGCAATTGTTTCCATATCAGAAACATGTAGAGGTAAAGTGTTAAATGGGGCTTATTCCTGGCTTCTCTCAAGGTAGTATAAATAATAGAGTGGACAGATTCGTACTAAGTATCGAAAAAAGAATCATATCTACACTTGCTATGGTAGGCGAAGCGTGTGTTAATGCTGCCAGAGAAAAAACACCTGAAGCAGGTTCTTTCCATGATCAAACTGGAAATTTAAGAAGCTCTATTGGTTATGTTGTGGCAAGGGATGGAAATATCCTTGTAGGAAAGTTTGAAGGGAAAACTGCAGAAGGAAGGGCACAAGGTCAAAAAATAGCAGATGAAGTATTAAGAGAAAATCCTAAAGGGTTTATTCTGATTGTGGTCGCCGGCATGGAGTATGCAGCGGCGGTTGAGGCAAAAGGAAAAGACGTAATTACCGGAAGCGTACCGGCAGCGAAGGCACTTCTAAAGAAAAAGATAAAGGAGTATGGATTGTAGTGAAAACCACGATTGACATTTTAGATATACTTTATCCGGTTATTAATGTAGCCAGTGTGAAAACTACTATTGATGGTGGAATTTATAGGAATAAGAAGCCCTTAAACAGCGAACTACAAGATATAGTTATACTGCCTTTGTCGAATTATGTAGGTAGCGAAATTACAAATGATTCTGTTTTTATTATCAATTGCTTTTGTAAGAATTTTGTCAATAGCACTCCTGATATCACACGATTAAGAGCAGTAACTGATGCGGTGGTGGCAGTAATTGAAGGATATAACGCTACGAATAATTATTATGTTTTTGATATCACAAGCCAAATATTATTACAGGACAATGAACAAATATCTATGTCATATACAAGTATACGTCTACAGTGCTATATCGAGAAATAAGGAGATACATAAATGCCTATAGGTCAAATTCCTTGGAATAAAGGGAAAACTGGAGTCTATTTAGAGGAAACTTTAGAAAAAATGAGAAATGCTAAATTAGGTAAATCTTTAAGTAAAGAACATAAGAGGTTTATGCCAGATACTACAAGAAAAGAAAT